GCCTGATTACGATCAAGAGCAAATGAAAACAACGCAAGGTCAATTTACATATCAACAATTTACAGGAGCCGTAAATATAACCAACAAAAGTAGTCCGGTTGTATTAATTAATGATAGTGGCAGCAATGGAGATGATTATAATAATTACCCAGCATGATCAGTATATACACATTTAACGAAAATACAGCGGCCAATGTATATGATTATTCTGGCAATGGCAATGATGCGACAAGCATATCAAATTTTGCAATCGTATCTGGTGAGCTTGGTTATGCCGGAGATTTCAACGGCACATCAACGGATCTTAATTTCGGCAATATCGCCAATGTTACAACATCATTATCAATATTCTGCAAATTAAAGATTGTTACAGGGGCGGCGCATATTATAGCGTATAAATCAGGGCATTTCACTTTAGCCATTAATGCCAGTGATAAAGTTACATTCACAATTACATCAGGCGGCGCAGCACCTACTATAACCAGCGCAACATCCATCGTTAATGATACATGGACCACAATAGGAGCGGTATATGATGGATCTGATATGTATATATATATAGATGGATTAGAGGATGCTACAAGCTCACAAACAGGAGATTTTACGGCATCAGTAAATTGTTGATATGTAAATTGGCCTTGCGTTGTTTTCATTTGCTCTTGATCGTAATCAGGCGATGGAGGATCAGGCGGGGGCGCGCCTATATCATCCCAATCCTCAATAATATCTAAATATCCACCATCTGTTATAATATCTGTGATATGGACCGTATCTTTTATTTCAATTAAATCAACCTGATATTCTCCTGATTTGATATTAAATGTTAGTGCATTCTGGAAATATGTACGCAAATCCTTTGACCTTATTGTGTTCCAAAAATCAAACTCGCCAAATAATGTGCCTCGCAATTTACGGCGGTATTCACTATAATATTTTATATAGGGATCTAATATCATCATCTGTATTGATGGCTTTATAGTCAATGGTGACAATCTCCGATACCATCCATCAGTAGGTAAATAGTCCGCTCCTGGTTTGACTTTAAAGGATTTTTTTATAGTGATTGCACCATTTGGAGGATCTGCCAAAGATGGCGTTATACTCATTTTATTATGGCGCACATTGGTATTTATAGATACACTATGCATCTCATTCAATAATGTGGCATTATCAGGTTGCGTAATGAAAGAGATTCGATTTAATCTCAAAGTCCAAGCATACAGGGCTCCATCATTCATTATTGGATTGATCGGCGTGTACATTTTGATCCTAAAATCATGTACTCCATTTTCGGGAAATGTAGGAAATTGAATAGTTAAGTCAAAATTGTATTTTGTTATAACTTCTACTCCTTTTATGGCCAACGCTGGCGAATTGGATTCATTATCTGTTGGATCTGTTACTAATCCATTAGAGATATCAATATAATATAAAGTGGTATTAATTGAAGTAATTGAAAACGTGCCATTATGAACGGGATTGTTGGCTCTTATTACTCGTAATTTATCTGATGTGGTAATATCAACAAATGTTGGATTATTATCAATAGCAATTCTTACAGTCGTTCCTGAAATCCATGTAAATTGTGATACTTGATATGTTTCATCGGGAATACCTTGACTTGAGATGCCATCGTAATCTGATAATACAAAATTTGTTTCTACTCGTGGATATGGAGTTCCTATTCCGTAGGATGTAACCCATGAAAAATTTGGATTGGATGGGTATCCGCTCAATTTTAATTTATACGATCCGATAAATATTTCCATCCAAAAAGCTAATTTATACACATTATTATATGATGCTGATCTTGGAAAAGTATTTTTGATCTTTAAAGTACCCGCAATCCTAAATTGCGATGTGTCATTTGTAGTCGTAAATAAATCTGTATATGTTACCGCAGATCCAATTACATCCAAAGGCGTTTGATGCGATGATCCATTCCAGGGCAATGAGGTATGATGGCCGGATAATAGATTGACTGTCATTAAATATGATAGCTGATTGCCTTGAGCGATCATTGTATTACCTCCTGTGCCTGTCGTATAATCCGATGTTCTTGACCAATAATCGAAATGCAATATAGATCCAGAATGATAAAAATTATGGGTAATCAGCTCACCCGCATTATTAATTGGAGGCGCAAATTGATAATTGACCATTATATCTGAAAATACTGTACTGATCTCCATTTCTGCATCTCTATTAATCCATAGCAATCCCGTATTTTGATTATTGGTGATATCTAACATTACTCCTCTTTGCCCTGATGAGCTGATGGTGTCTGATCCAGCTGTATATTCGATAAAATCAGGAGAGTTTTTTTCATATTCCTCAATTCTGACTATATGCCATTTATTATCTGATTGAAATATTGTGCATCCTGTACTGATCATAATTGATCGTATTACATCAAGGCACATCATGCCCTCCTCCTGTTGTAATACATCATTATAAATTCTAAATGCCGATTTATCAACGTAGGTTGTATTTAGCAGATTATTTGTAGCGACTGCGGATATATCATCTTCTAATAAATTAGTAAATTCCACAATGTTTTTAGAATATGGCAATTTTTCAAGGCAGAATATAATTACATTCAATAATGTATCAGTTCCCGTAATCAATCCGCCATCCTCAAATTTTAAAAATTTTAGATTACCAAGTCCATCAGAGAATCGTAATCTAACCGGATATGGTGTCAATATGTATTGCTCGGAATAATTTTCAACAATATTAATACCCTCCCAATATAAAGATCCGTTTTTGTAGATTTTGCATAGATATTCAAATTCATCTGGCGCAAAGAATTCCGACCATTGAAAATTGGATGTTGATAAGAAATTTATAATTGCCTCACTTGATCGGATTGGCTCAAATAACTCGCCGCCTTTCCAATTAATTTCGGCTGGTTTACCCTCCGCAATTACATCGGTAACAGATCCTACATAGCCATCCTGATGTATTTCTATTTTCCAAGTATTGCCATGCAAAGGATCATCACCAAATTCCAAGCTATATTTTTCGCCGTATGCCATTTATTGAATGAATCCTCTATTCGCATTGGTGCGATTAGTGACCAGGATTATATCCTCACCCCTGATCGTGCTGGTTAGAGTAATATTATCAAATGATATCAAATCTTTTAACTTACTTAGTGGCGCAATTACTTCTGGATCAACTCTCGCATTTGGATTGTCACCAACTATTGATAATGTTTCACCGAATACCAATCCACCCTCTGCAAATTTTGGAATTGATGCAAATGCAGCCATTACTCCTCCGATCGCTGTTGCTATAAATGCAGGTGTGGTAAATATTGCCGCCGGACCTGTTGCCGCTCCTGCTGCTGTTGCCCCTGCTATGGATTGCGATATTGATTGCGCTAACATCATTGATATTAATTTTGCAACCGTTTTTAATAGGCCCTTGATATAACCCTGATGCCCCTCACTTGCCAATCCCAAAGAATCAATTATATTGCCTGACATTGTATCAAATGCCCCTGATACCTCCACGCTCATTAATTCGGCAATCTCTTGCAATTCCTCTTGTTTTTTTACGCTGCCATCTATAGAACTTGCCAGATTATCATAATCTGCTTTCAATGCCTGAACGGCTTTGGAGTTTTCGCCAAATTTTATAATTGCGCTTTCAATGCCTGTCCTTATCATCTCCATTTTTGCCGCAACCGTAACTTCTGCCTCGCCAAATAATCGAGCCGTTGTTGTAGCATCTGCAATGGATTGCATAACCTTTTTATATGCCTCTGCCTGCTCAGTTAATTTGATGGTAATATCACCGTCTGGTGGAGGAGGTGGAGGAGTTGGAGCTGTAACCTCATCATCAATCGTTGTGCTAACATCTTTTAATGCATCCTTTGAGGTCAATACTGCCTCTGTAAATCCCATCCAATCCGCCGCACCTTTTATAACACTTTCGCCCATCGCTGTAATGCTTTCCTGTGCTGCTGCAATGGCATCCCCCCAATCATCATTGAATATGCTTACCGCCTTGCCAACAACCCTCAACATTAGATTCAATGATCCGCTGATTGATTCAACCATATATCTCAATGCTCTTATTGCGATGCTTTTTATCTCATCAAACATAGCTTTCCATTCACCCCGAAATGCTGCTGAAAATAGATCGACCAGATCGCCAATTATGCCGAATGCTGTTTTAAAAATTCTCATTATTGTTTCAAATGCCAATTTAATTGGCATGATTAAGGCAATTATCAGGTAATCCCATATTTGGATCAATCGATCTGTAATGCCTGACATATCGCCCTCAATACCACCCATCCCAAATATTTTTGAAAATAATTCTTTAAATTCCAGCCATGCCGATACTGCTGGCCCTGTGGTGAAATAATCAACAATTTTATCCCAATTCCTGATAATCTCAGTAACCGCAACGCCAACTGCTAATATTATCAATCCGATTGGAAATGTCAATGCTGCAAATGCTGTAACTAATCCAGGTAATACCGTTGTGGCCAAAAACCCTAAAGTCATTAATAATGGTCCAAGTGCGGCCAATAATCCGCCGATAATTACAATCCATTTCTTTGTTTCTGGTGATAAATTTTGGAATCGTATGGCCAACTCTTGTAACCATTTTACAAATGGTTTAATTGCATCCGCTATAATTGCTCCAAATTGCTCCATTAGATCCCCCATTGCATTTTGCATTTGTATTAATGGGCCGATTCCCTCATCTGCTAATACTTTTGCTTGGCCGCCTACTTCTTTTGTTAATCCTGCAACGGTTATTTCAAGATTTTCAGATAATGTATTTGTTGCATTTAGTTCAACGCCATATTTGGCTAATGTTGTCGCACCTGTTGATAGTGCTGATGTGACCTCTTTGGCTGCTTTTGTTAGATCCTTTCCGGTTCGTGCTGATAGGTCCTGAATTAATGGTGTTAATTTTAATATCTGCTGCTCATTTAATCCTAATGTTGCAAGTTGTGCCTGAACGGCCATTGTTGCCTCATCTCCAAATCTTGTTACATTCTGTAATTCTGCGGCTTGTTTCTTTAATGCATCGGCCGCCCCTCCAACAGCATCCTCAAGGCGTTTTTCTGCAATTATCTGATCCTCAAAACTCTTAACGGCAACCGCCCCAAGTGCTAATAATGGAGCGGTCAATGACATTGACATAGTGCGCCCCATTTTAGACATGGATTTGCCCATTGTCTTGAGCTTTCTGTTTAAATTAACTGTGGATTTCTGGAATCGCTTTGTAGCGGATTGCGCCCCCGCCATTGCCTTTTTAAACCCGGCCGAGTTCCCTGTAATTGGTACATTTACGCCTCCTGTTGCTGCCATTGTCGTAGCTTTTTAGCCTTTTTAACGGCTTTTAATACTTCCTCTTTTGTTGCAGGTAGCTCGTCGATCTTTGCCCTATCATCTGGCAATGAAAATAATTGTTCTGGTTTTTTAGTACGCTTTGAATGGCTGTTGAACATTATTGCACCAACCCATCTTGTAATGCGCATCTGAGATAACCAAAAATTATACTCGGAATCAATCTTTATTCCTATCCCCTGAACAACCTTAGATGCCTGATCTAATGTCAATGACATAAAATCATCAGGGCGCAATGATGTATAAACATAGACATACGGCTCTGTCTGATCCAGCCAATCTATGAGGCTTTGCTCACTTGCATTTTTTTTTGAGGCTCACCTGTCATCGCTTGACCTAATAATTCGCCTGCTTCTGTCATGATTCTCGTCAATTCCGGCAATGGTACGATCTTCTCAACCTCCTCGATTGTTAGCTCCTCATCCTCTAACATACCCGCCCATATAAATTTCACCATAACATCAATGGATGCCATCTTTTTTGTATCGGAAAATACTGAAAATAACGGCTCTCCAAGAGCTTTTTCAAGCTCTCGGAGTGACCGCAAAGTGTATTTAAATGATCGTCTTTTATCAATCTTGATTATCATGTGATAACTGTTGCCGTTAATGCGCCTGTACCTTTAAATGAACCGCTATATGATGCCGTTTCTTCCAATGGTGCTTCTAATGATACAGAGGTCAAATATGCCTGTCCTGACCATTGTGGATCACCTGATACTTGAGAACTAAAAAGCAATGTGACCTGTGATCTCTGAGATATTAAAGATCTTAATTCCTCATAAGAATAAGTATCATCAAATGCCTCCATCCCATCGAAATCAATAGTCCAGCTTCGTGTACTTTCCAATACTTCCTCATATCCCTGTGAATCTTTTGTTGTTGCATCTCTGGTTGCCATTTCATAAGATAGTGAGTGCGATGTTGTACTTGATACCGCCGTTCCATCCACGTATAAAAGCATAATTGTTCCTGAGATTTTTCCTGTTGTTGCCATGTTTTTTTAATTTATAATTTAGCAGATAGTTTTGATTTGTTGCAACCTTTTATATGCTGCTTTTCTAATTGTAATACGCTCATCGTTCATTATATGATTCAGGGCGTATGTGTTTGATATTAATTTTACTTTTTTTTTAAATCTTCGGCCTCCTCTGGCAAATCCTCAATAATTTCCTTGCCTTTTACCTCAGATATTTTTTCAACTTCCTTTTCCTGCAAAGTTACGAATTCCGTTGCAATACATATTTTATTTTTTATCAAATCTTCAGCAATAGAATTAATCATATTTGCCTGATCGTCTTTATTGTATTTGTTAGATCCAATTTGATGCTTTTTTATAAATTTTACTTTCATCTTATTTGTCTTATGGAATACTCCTGGTTAATGTGATATATTTCTTTGCTGTTTTCGTACATATCGCGATCAGTAACAAACTGAATGGAATTAATGATAATACCTACCCGGGTACCTGAAAACCTGTCTAATGCGCCCCTGATTGCCCCTGATAATGTCTTTAAATCTGCCAATGACTTTCCAAACATATCAATATCTAATGTAATAACATCCAATGTTGATGGTCCGTCTTTGTCATCCTCCGGCGCATTTGATATGCGCTGAAAGGTAACGGCTGGCAATGGTTCGCCCTGTGGTATTCTGGATGGAAATATACGAGTTGATACAACATCTGTGACTGATGTGGTATTTGTCAATATATCATAAATTGCCGTTTCCATTATACTTTGCCTTTTTTAAGGATCTTATTTACTTCTTTTGGTATTTCTGTTAATATCTCAGTTTTAAAAATATGCTTTATCTGCCCTTTGGTCTGCGCCAACGCTGGCCGCATAAATGGGGTTTTTGTCAATCCGATGCCCTTATCTGCTAATGCCTGACCTTTTGCGCTCCTGCCTCTCACTAATGGTTCGGTCCTCTCTGCCAATGTACCATATTCAACCCAATTACCCAAATTATAAAATGGATCGCTTGGTGATACTTTAGGGCCAACAACAATATATTTATTTCCTGCTTTTCCTTTTATTACTCCGACAATCTTTTTTAATTGCTTAGATGATACCTCAGTATTGCCAAATTTAAAAACAATGCTCGGATCTACTTTTGATTTTGCTGCTTTTATCAATGGCTTTGCCGCCTTTTTTAATGCTTTTGGCACGATTTTGTTTTTAGTACGTTTTGGCAATACTTTGAACATCTTATCAACATTCTCCATACCTTGTATTTTTACGCCAAATTTGTTCATGTAACCTGTAATAATTTAGCAAATATTTCTAATCCATCTTGCCTGCCAAGCTCTGAAAAAGAATAAATATTGTAATAATTTGAGTTAAAAAACAACCTGTAATCATCCACGTTCACCCCTGTACGATATCGGATCTTAATCTTTACATCTGCAACCTCTGTTAATTGGCTGGCTTCAAATGTTTCTTTTCCTTTCAATTCTACTATATGCGCCCATGTTGTAAATGATACGGCCCATGTTGTTGTTTCCTCACCATAAGCATTGCGGCTTGTTGTTTTGGTTTCAAATATTATACGCCGGTCTAATTTTCCGATAAACATTTCATAACATATTTATAATCGGCGGGCTCACCCTCGATATCCTCAAATTTCCAGATATTTACATCAGATTTCAAATCAATAACATACGGATATTTACCAACATCCACGCATTTATTACTCGCACCCTCATATATCAGTTTCATATTTGATGAATTATCCAAAGTGCAATTAAGATTATCATCCCATAACATCACCCTTTCACCATCCAGAATCTCTAAAAACCCAGATTTTGCGCCCATCCTTGCCTGTCGTCTATTAATATACCGCTCCTCTCCAATCGTGCCATTTAATGATCCGGCAACGCTATTTAAAAAACGTACTTTTATCCGCCTTGCAATTTTCCTTAATGCCTTAAATGAGATCATGCGCCCTGCTCCTATTATCTGCAATTTATAATCAACAAATTTCGCCTTGCCATCTTCAACAAAATATACTTTATCAACTCCAATGAGATCAATGCCCTCATTCATATAATATTCGTAAACATCCAATAGCTTGGGATTGATCAAGGTATCAGAATTAAAAGTCATTAAATAATCATAATCTTTTTCAATCGCCTTTTCAAGTCCTTTATTACATTTCCGGCCAACAGGTGTATTCTCAGTCCGCACATAATCCGCATCGTATTCCTTGCAAAGATCCACCGCCCAATCCTCTGAAACAACTGCGAAAATATCTAATCCAAGCGATTTGATGCCCTCAAAACATTGCCTTGTTATTTCAGGCCGTTTCCAAACAGGTACAAACGCCAATATTTTAAACGAACTCACGCAATGAAAATTGATTAATTAAATGTCCTAATGCCATCGGCACAGGAATCTCTGATACTGATCCTGTGGTTAATATATTCTGGCGATTCTCGTAAAAATATGCACCGATCAATTTTACAGTTGACCGTATAAGATCCGGCACATCTGTACCTGCATCGCCATAACCCGCCTTGAATGTAATTGTGACGGCATTATAGACTGTATCTGTACCTGGAAAGCTCTCACCATTAATCGGCCTTAATCTGCCAACATCCGCCTTTACATCAACCTCGTATAATGCGCTGGCCCATGTTTGAGTAGCTCCATCAGTATCCTCATATACAATCGATGTAATTGATTGCAATGGTGCTTTAGGAAATTCAATAAAATCTGTTGGGAATTCATCTAAATACAGGCCATAAGTAGCTGTAATCAGTTGCCTCCATGATCGTTGTTCAAAATAATCTGTTGCTGCCAATATAACCGTATCAATATAATCATCTTCGGCCGTTGTATCAACTCTTAAATGAGTTTTTAATTCCGCCCTTGATATCGGCGTTGTTGCCGGAGGTGTGATTATATCTAAGCTCACAAATTACTATTTTTTAGATTTTACAGTTGATTTTGAGATCACCGCTTTTTTTACTTGAGCTTTCTCAATCATCTTAACCGCACATCCTTTTTCAATAAGCCGTTCTGCGGCCTCTTTAGACAAATCAGCTACATCACCAACATTGATGATGCTGCTGCCTGCCATATTTACTATATACCTAATTTTCATAATATGTAAAGTTTTGGGAGGTCTAAATTGGATGCTACCTGCTATACCACCCGCAGAAGATCCTCCCTACTCCTTATTTATTTATTAAGTATTTGGATTTCTGATCGCATGAATTGGGTTCGTTCCCGCATCAATGACCTTTCCATCTGTTCTTAAAAATCCGATAAAACCAATTTGTAATGCATCGGCATATCGCTCATTCAATCTTAACAATGTGAATCCCTCGACATCTCTAATGATGTATTTTGAAAAATCACCGAATAAAACTGAATAATTTCCAGCTCCGATTGATTCAACATCCTGGTTGATTACAATAGGATGCCCAAGTAATAGATCTGGATCGCCCATGCTTACTGTTGGCCTCCAAAGATATTGATTGGTAGTATCCTTTAACTGCGCTATGGATTTCAAAGTCGAATCATTAAACATCCATGTTCCATTGGCCCTATACGCTGGATCAACTTCATGCTTTAGATCAATGATCTCATCAAATGTAATCGCTGATGCGCTTGCTGCTGTTGTTGGAGTTGCATCATGCTTTACTCCTCTCGGCTTGCTTGATCCGTTGCCTGTGGTATAACCAACATTGGTTAATCTGCCAATCCTTTCAGCTAATACACTTGATAAATATTCCTCTAAATTGAAAAAGCTATCTGCCATTAACTGACGACTAACTTTTACTATTTTGGAGCTCGCTGTGTAACTGTTGAGTTGGACATTAGCAAATGTTTCATCCTGATCCGCCGCCGTTGCATTTTCTGCCAGCCATTCGCCCTGAATCGCTGTACTGTTTACAGTTGGCCAATCTAATGTTTGACCTGTGCCTGTCTTGATGACTTTGGCAACTGATCGCATTCCGCCGTATGCTAACAATGCTCTTTCAAGATCGCCGCTAAACTCATCGGGCACAAGATAACCACCCTCAGAATCAACTCCCTCAGATTGTGCTCTGGTTTCAAAAATTGCTCGATCCTCAGATGTTAGGCCTGTTAAACCTTTTCGCATATATTTCCAAAAAACTTTTGATTGATTCTTTTGGATGTTTTTGAGTTCATCAACTGATTTGTTCTCATCAGTCGCTTTTTCGAGAATAACCTCTGCTGCTTCTGAATTCAACTCATTCAATTTTTCAACTCGCTTGATTTTTTTATCAAGATCGGCAACATCCTCGATATATCGGGTGTATTCCGAATCTTGATCGGGGGTGAGGTCTTTATCCTCTTTTTCAGCCAATTCAATGATAGCTCTTGCGCTATTCAATGCCTCCTGCCGATCCTCCCTGTATTTTTTAGATTCTAAAATCATTTTTTATTTATTTAATTGTTAGCAGGTAGAGTTAATTTGCAAAATTATAAATTCTTTTCAATACATTCTAATCGTTTTCGTTTTAGATTTAATGTATTTGGTTTTTCCTTTTCCTTTTCAGGCAATGTCAATCGCTCTGCTTCTATCTTTTCAATGCTTCTGACTGCATTCGGATTACTTGGTATGTTGACAATGCTAAATTCTAACAAATCACGTTTGCCGTAATGATATATTTCCGTATCTGAATCCTCCATTTTCCTGAATTCGCCCTGCTCTAATGGATTGAATCCAACGCTGGTAGCTCTTAAAGTACCGAATTGCACCTTTTGAAATATCTTTTCTGCTAATGGATTGATATTTTCTGGCTCAAATTTTACTATGCCGATCAGCTTGCCATCTCTAATCTCTGCCGTTCCTATTCCGATTACATTATCGGGATTTGCCTGGTCCTCGCCATAAACATCATGCTGATAACCAACAATGCCATTTTTGTTATAATTGTCTAAGTGCCATCCATCAACATCCAATACTGTATTGTGTCTGTCTTTGGTGTCATCAGATATTATAAATTCCGCCGTTCTGTTTTCAACGTCTATTTCCCGCAATGATGCAGATGTATGTCTTAATTCCATATCTTATATATTTAATAATTCTTTTAATTCTTTTAAATTTCCATTTGTTTTGATCGTTTGTGGTGATACAGGCATCATATTAGCAGGAACATAATGCTGATCGCCTCCGGCATAACCGTTCATATTTTCCTTTCTCAATACTTCATTTGGCGACAAGATGCCATTTTGAATCATTGTCTTATAATATTCTGATCTTTGCTTTACATCGCCCCGCAATAATCCCTCCACGTTAAACTCAATGTTAAATACTCCCTTTTCCCTTTCCTGTAAAAGTTTATCATTTAATTCCTGCTCGATATTTGTCAATAATGGAGTTAGTGAAAATTTCACATACGATAATACCAATTCACTAATATTTGAGAATGTCGCACGTTCCAAATCGTATAATAATGGCGGCGGTATTCTGAACATCCTTGCAATATCCGTAACAGAGAATTTTCTGCTCTCTAAAAATTGCGCATCTCCAGGAGGTACGCCGATTTGCTTTACTGTCATTCCCATATCAAGGGGCAAAAATGTTTTTTCGCCATCAGATCCCTCATATTTTGCCAATGTTTTTCGCAGGTTTTCCAATCCCTCCCTTGATAATTGCCCTGCGCCCTCAATCGCATAATCTAATTTCATTCCTTTTTTATAAAATGTAGATCCTGTTTTTTGTGCCGCTAATCCCAATCCGATATTTTCACGCATTAATGAGATTACTGATTTGCCCCTGATGCCATCAAATCCCAACCCCTTTACATGAATCACATTTGAGGAATCAAATATCTTTTTACCCTGAGTTGTTTTAAAAATATACCATAATTTACCATCACTAATTGATACAGATACATCCTTTGGATGAAAGGGCATAAGGCTGGTTGGTACAGTACCATCACGCTCCATTATCAATGAGTAATGATTGCCCCACAATGTAATATCAGTAACCATTAACTGCCGCCATTGATATGAGGTCATAAATGCATTTGGCTTAGTATGGATCAGATAATACAATGCATGATCTTTGCGTAAATCTTTACTGTTTCCGATATCCTCATAAATTTGTAGAGGTAACATTGCAACGGATTCAGATAAAAGGCGGACCGCCGAATAAACTCCAGGCAATCCCAATGCTGTACTGGGCGTAACTGTTATGCCTGATGATGAGCTGCCAAATAAATCAGTTAGCCAATTCGCTGGATTGGAAAGGGGTGTTGTGGGATTTTCAGGAGATGCCCTGAAAAAACTACCAAATGATGGGAGGCGATCAAAGATGCTCACTTTTTAATATGTGGCTCTGATGATAGCAGGTAGAAAATTATCAATAATGCAAATATATAGCCAATAGTCCAAAAAACCAAATATAATGAGTACGTAATTAATCCTATTAACGTAATTCCAACCAACCATGTTACAATTTTATGCAAATTTCTCATTTATCAGTTTTGTTTGCCAATAATCTTTTTGGTGTGATCTATGCCATATTGAATCATCAACGTGCTGCAAATTTACCCAATCTTTTTGATGTTTTATGCAGATTACAGGAATATTACATTGCATTGCCTTTATGCCAACCCATATATCCGCCATATTCTTTTTTTTAAAGTCTTTGCGATTAAATGTAATCGTATCACTATGGTGCGCCATTACTCCTGTGCCTGGTATTTGAATTATCTGATCCTCTGCCAGCTCCTCATCCAATCTGTATTTATTCCAGGAATCATGATAAAAGGATTTGATTGGCGGCCTGAATGTCTTACCATGAATTGTGATAATGTTATTATCAATGCGATCCATCATTTTTTAACGTAATCCGGCGGATATATTATATCATCATCACATGAAAATATAAATCCTTTTGATTTGAATCCAAATTTTCCCGCATCGCCTACATTGTTAATTGTCGCATGATGTTTTATTTTAGGATCTGATAACCATAATGGAATGGATCTGTAATTGTTTAGCCAGATGTTTATCCTGTCTGCTTGATCGTACAATGATTTGATTGTATTTATCAGTAGTGATTCACGCTCTGTAATCGTGGCGATGTTTATTGTTACCATTTGCGATCTGTTACATTTGGATTCATTAATTTAGGATGATCAACCTGGTATGTCAAATCATCGGCTGCAATATACATTTTATATCCCCTGTCATGTAATCTGGTGCTGATCTGTGCGCCAACTCCAGAGCTGATCTGATTATTGTTGGCCCATCTTGATAATGGTATCTGTTTAATATCACCAACGCATCTAAAAAATTCGTTTTCGCAAATGAAACGCATATCAACATAACCGCAATTATATACATCGCCCTCCTTTTTAGGTGTTAATCCGGTCCAACAACTCACCCATTTACGTTCTGGATTGATCGATGGCATACAACAAATTTTCTTTTTGTCTTTAATTCCCTGCCAAAGTTTTACAATTTTTATCAAAAAGTTTTCAACAATAATATCATCATCCGGCAACATTATATAATACTTTGCTCTGGCCCGATATTGAAATACTCTGTTTATTAAGGCCCAATATCTTTTTTTCCCATAATGCGTATGATAAAAATATCTGATTTGTAGTTTTTTATTATAT